GTATAACAGTGAATTCAAAAAGTATCACGTATACGAATCAAATATCGATCCTGTCCTGAGGTTAATGCACCGAACGGGTATTCAATCGAGTGGGTGGCTCGACACTGGCTCGAAATGTATTCGTTCTTATCTGGCCCGTGTTGATATCGATCTCTTCTGTAACGATTGGCAAACACTCACACCCGTCGAAAAGAATGAAACCGCGCCCTTCGTCGTCGCATCGATCGATATTGAAGCGAATAGTTCTACTGGTAAATTCCCGAGCGCGCTCGTACCGGGTGACGCGTGTTTTCAGATCGCTATTTCTTTGTGTACATTCGGTTCTGATGAACCGTACGATAAGACGTGTCTGTGTTACAAGAAAACAGATCCGAATCTGGACGGTGCAAACATCGTGAGTTTTGATACCGAACGAGAGATGTTGCACGCATTTAAGGCGTATCTTCACGACAAGAACGTCGACATCATTACCGGATGGAACATTTTTGGGTTTGATATGGAATACATTTATCAACGCGCGCAGATGGTTAAATGTGATCCTGAATTCTATGAACTCAGTCGCCTGAAGGATCACGAGTGTAAAATGGTATACAAGAAACTCTCTTCGAGTGCCCTGGGTGATAATGAACTCAAACTTTTACCGATGCCCGGGCGGTTCATCTTTGATTTATTTCATGAAGTCAAGAAGGGGTATAAACTCGATTCATATAAATTGGATAACGTATCGAAGCTGTATCTCGGTGATCAAAAGATTGACATGTCTCCAAAGGAAATGTTTGCGCGATACAAGGAAGGTGATCCGGTCAAGTTACGCGAAGTTGCGGAGTATTGTATCAAGGATACTTTACTTCCGCACAGACTCGTCAAGCGTTTGTGTACACTCTTAAATCTTCTCGAGATGGCAAAGGCAACGTGGGTACCACTCAATTACCTGGTCGAACGTGGACAACAGATCAAAGTCTTCTCACAATTGACGAAGAAGGCGAGAGAAATGGGATTCATGGTTCCGACGATCAAATACGGCGCGATTCCGGAAGAACAATATGAAGGTGCCACGGTTCTCGACGCACAAAAGGGTGCGTATTACACACCCATCACTGCGCTCGATTTCGAAGCGCTGTATCCTTCGATCATCATGGCACATAATTTATGTTATTCATCTTGGGTCATGGATGAAAAGAAGTATGGAAACATACCCGGTGTCACGTATGAAGTATTCGAGGTGGGTGATAAAAAGTATAAATTTGCTCAAAATGTTCCAAGTCTTTTACCGAGCATTCTTCTCGAACTCAAACAGTTTCGTAAACAAGCGAAGAAAGATATGGCGACGGCGACCGGTGCGATGAAGGAAATGTTTAATGGAAAACAACTCGCGTATAAAATCAGTATGAACTCCGTGTACGGATTTACCGGAGCTGGAAAGGGTATTCTACCATGTGTTCCGATCGCATCTACGACGACGTGTAAGGGTCGATCCATGATTGAAGAAACAAAGAACTACGTCGAAGCAAACTTCCCAGGGGCAAAGGTAAGGTATGGGGACTCTGTGACACCGGATACACCGTTACTCATCCGAGTGAATGGTGAAATCAAGACAGCACGCATCGATTCTCTCGTCGACGCGTACCACATCCGTGACGACGGAAAAGAAATCGCGGAGATTGATGCGGACGTGTGGACGGAACGTGGATTTACCCCGATCAAACAAATCGTTCGTCATAAAACAACAAAAGATATACATCGTGTCGTGACACACACGGGTATCGTCGATGTCACCGAGGATCACAGTCTATTACTCGAAGATGCTTCCATGGTTAAACCAATCGAGGTAACTCTCGGTACTCGACTTTTGCATGGGAATTGTGTCGATGCATTTGCGAATGTGAAGATTGACATCTCGATCGATGAGGCCAAAGTCATGGGTTTCTTCTTTGGTGATGGCTCGTGTGGACACTACAATGGAAAGTATACATGGGCACTTAATAATTCAAATATGGAATACCTCGAAGACATGAAGGCGTGTTGTTCTTTCGAAACAAAAGTGTATGATACGATCGAAAGTAGTGGTGTTTACAAACTGAATGCCATCGGTGATGTCAAGAGTATTTCTAATAGATATCGCCAGTTATTTTACAACGACCACAAAGAAAAGATTGTACCGTCGTGTATTTTAAATGCACCCATCGATATCGTGCGTGCATTCTGGGAAGGATACTATATGGCGGACGGGGACAAGGATACACATGGATATACGCGCATGGATATCAAGGGAAAGGAGGGATCCATGGGTATGTACATTCTCGGACGGCGTCTTGGATATAATGTCTCGATAAATACAAGAACCGATAAACCGCTCATATTTAGACAAACGTGGACAGTGTCATCTCAAAGAAAATGTCCCATGGCGATCAAAAAACTTGAGCTATTGGGCGAGACTGATGGGTATGTGTACGATCTTACCACAGAATCTCATCATTTCCACGTTGGTCCGGGTGAGCTTGTTGTACATAACACGGATTCAGTCATGGTTGAATTTGACGTCGGTGATCGCAAGGGTGAAGACGCCATCGCCTATAGTTGGGAGATTGGCGAACGCGCCGCCGAAGAGTGTAGTGCTCTTTTCAAGAAACCGAATAATCTTGAACTCGAAAAAGTTTATTGGCCTTATTTCCTCTATAGTAAGAAGCGTTACGCCGCTAAATTATGGACAAAGGGTAAAGATGATAAAATGCACATGGACTACATCGATATTAAGGGGCTTCAAGTTGTTCGCAGAGATAACACACCTCATTTACGTGAAGTGTGTAAGGAACTTCTCGACGTCGTGCTCGATTCGAGTGACATCGACCCACCGAGACAATTGGCGCGTGAGCGGGCGATTGAACTCTTATCCGGTGACATACCCAATGAAAAGCTCGTCTTGAGTCAGGGTCTTTCAGATACGTACAAAGTCAAAGGGAAATCTGTACCTATTTCGGATGTCGTGAATAGTTGGGATATTAATATGGCGCACGTGCAAGTGCATAATAAGATGCGAGAACGACGCCCGGGCTCGGAGCCACAGTCTGGAGATCGGGTTCCATACATTCTCACAAAGACGGATGATCCCAAAGCTAAGGCGTACGAGAAGTCCGAAGATCCAAAATATGCAGAAGAACACAACCTCCCGATCGACTACCATTATTATTTTGTCAATAAGTTTTTAACACCGGTGTGTGATTTACTCGACCCTTTGTTTGACAATGCAAAGGAGGATATCTTTGGTGAAATAATCGCACAACATAAACCACCGCGTCGAAAGCGAGTAAGCAAGAAGGAACAGACGTCTGTTGAAACGTTATTTAAAAACTACGAACGTGATCAAGATAAGTCCAATGTCCAATGTACTGACACAAGTATTTGAAGAGGAGGTTGAGAAACGTGTGAATGAACGACTCACGCAGTACGTAGAGAAGATATCAAAAACACACGGTATTTCCATGGAGCTTTTACTCCGTGACGTACCAAATGTTTCAGAGACTATTCTATGTCGAGGTGTGAAGAAGGATGGAAAACGTTGCACGCGGCGAGGTAAAAATGGTGGATATTGTGACACACATCTCGTTCAAAAGAAAAATGTGCAGCCGGTCGCAGTCGTGCGAGCGCCCGGTCCGGGACATACACACAGTTTCCCGCCCATTTTTATGCGAGGGTGTCCAGCGTGCGAAAACGCGTCATCATCAAACAAGCTTATAGATTTGAAGGGTATACTATAGTAATGAACAAGTCCGATATTCTACTACATGCCATCAACAACTTTTACGGTGAAGACAAGAATAAATCTACGCTACTGAACATCCTAGACAAAACGAGTGGTATCTCTCTTCGAAATCTCGAATGGTTTATCACAAACTATGCGAAGAAGAATCATACGAGTTACACGACGACCGATGGAAAACTCTTCACGGTACATTGTGCGTATAAGTCAAGTCTCGACGGCTATAGCAAGCGATTCTTTGACCCGTTTTGTCGATCTCAGAAGTTTTCATATACCGTTCCGGGAACATCTCAGGAAATTCAAACGACGCTCGCGCAATTGAATTTCATCAAATGGTGTATCAAGAATAACATCATCGAATATATCAAGGATAATAAGACGGTGTTGTTTAATAAGCGAGGGACATGAATCCCTTTGAGAATTTGAATGTTTGATATCCAGTATAGTACATATGTAATGAATATTGATCGGTAAGTCCACTTTTTAGGTTTAATTCTATGTTTGTTTTTTCTGACTTTATCTGACTAAAATCCAGGCTTCCCGATGGTTCCACATTCGCAGGATACATCGAGAAGGAATATGTATATATATTTCTATACGGCCTAGACAATCTCGCTTTGAAAGGTGTCATATATTTATAATACGAATGATTAGCACTTGTAATATTTGGAAGATCGTTCCCGTTAATGTAAAATTTTGCCGAATCCATGACTGGATAAAAGAATGCATACAATTGATCGAAATCGAGCACACTCGAGAAGTTGAATCTATTTTGGAAATAATAGTAATCTGCACCCGTCGATCCCGGAATCTCATACGCATCCAGATACGCTTGGTCGACTCCCGGACCACGCGCCTCTGCGTCATCTTCGAACTTTTTGTTACGCAAAAACCAGTGTATGGTTTTGACTGGAATCGCCGGTACTAAATTATTCTTTACGATTGTTTTGCCGATTTCAGTCTCGATTGTCGGGTGTTTCTTTACTATATCTGTGATGAATGTTGTATCTTCCGTGATATAAAATCGTCGTTCGGCCGGGTCGATCGTTATCTCTTCCGTGACTACATGGAATTGTGGAAGTGTTAACGTTGAATTCGTATCCGAGAAGAATGTTTGTTTATGAAATTCAATCTCGAATTCAAGTTTTTGTTTATGAATCGCACATAAAGGAAAATAGGGTCGGTTGGGCTTGTTCGTATCGTATTCATCACTCGCATACTTTCTCGAAAAGAAGAATGGAATCGGGATGATGACATCGGATTCATATTGTGCATATTGAGGTGTATCGACCGCCGTGTCATAGGGAAGCATACGGTTAATCAAAAACTTGTTCGTAATCTTCTCTGACATTTCAAGGTATAACTCATCATACATGATCATCCAATCGTCGTACACGGTTTCAATTTCG